AGCCTCTTTTGAGGCTAATCGAAGTCCTATTTAGACTCTTTATTTATTTGGTCTCCTGTTGTTGTAGTTTTCTACCCCTATAGTGAGACCCACTATATGGTACTCCAACAGCTCGTCGCTGCCTTCCATGTCTTTTAGGCTTGAGCTTACTAGTTTCTCTTTAAATTAACTAGGGATATGAGGTTGTCAATACCTCTATAATATAATTGACTTTTTGGTGCTTTTGCACCTTCTTTTATAGAAATGTACAGATCCGACATTTGTCTGTACCTCTTTCTGGTCATCTTTAAATGACCATTCCTTCATGGATACACAATAACATCTAACGTGTTCTACACGGATAGGTTTTGAAACACAGTTTTCTAATTGTTTCGACCCTAACCCTCATAATTTCTAATTAACAAATACCTTCATAAACTTTGATTGTATAAGTTTAGTTCCGAAAGGTCTTTACTGATCTTTTGTTAATTATCAATTGTGATCATAAATTCGTGGATAATTATTAAATTGCAATTTAATTGTTTCCTGTAATTTAATCCTATACCGTTCTTTGCACGATTTGAACGTGTTCCATCAAACACCTTTAAAATGTCGCGTACGCTGGTCTCACCAGTAAGTTTCACGGCGGACTCTATGAGCCGAAGTCTTTTTAAGACGCCCCTTTTTGGTACTACAGTACCACATTTCTTTGTAGTTTTTGTGACTATGTGGCTTCATTTCATACTTTTTCCAATCACATGTTACAACTATTTTACCCATGGTATCAATTATCTTTATGATTTTATTATTGTTCAACCTCCTTGGATTTACAGTAATTTTAGACTTCGTGTCTTATCATTTAGAAATTTGTTTATGGCTTTCTACTTAGCTTTTGCTTCGTTTCTTCTCGTTGTCTTTATTAGTACGTTGTCTGAACATTTAATCGATTACCATTTCGTACTGGTAGTCCTTTGGTGGATTTTCTCTGGTAGTGTAGCAACATTTGTTTCATATTTGCTTATTCCTATCATTGATGAATTTTTAGCTATCAAGGATTCTTTAACCATGTCGAGATCAGAGCAAATGTTTCACATTATTCGTGTTTTGAGTATTGTTAAAACTTTGTCTCAGATTAAGGATAAGAGAAGTCTCGTATCTCAGGGAATCATTCTGGCAACCCAGCTAGACCCTCGAGAGCGAAAGTTTTTCATCAAGACTATAAAATCTTTTGCTGTCTCTTTTTGTTCAACAGTCGGATTTGTTCCTTCATCTGCTTGGGATAATATCTTATGGATGGAAGAAAAAGTCTTTAATTTAGACGAGTTCTTCCAGTGTGAACAATTTGAACAGTTACGTCGTCTCTGTGCTTATTTAGTAACATTTAGTTTTGCCACATCGATTGGTGTCAAGTTTGTTGATTCAAGTTTCAACAAGTTTTTCATTAAAGCATGTCAGAAATCTACAGCTACTCAGTCCTGGGCTGAGATAGCAGCCGATGTTAGTAAGATCGTGATTTCTTTTCTGAAAATAGGTTTTTGCTTCTTTTTAGGGAAAAATATATCCGAAGCTTTTATTAATCGAGATCCCATCCAAAATTTTTTCGCTGCGTATGATATTCTTTCACAGGATTTAGACGCGGCGGTTAAAGGAGAATCTGTTGACTATCAAGGTTTACTTGAAACGGCTAACAGATTAATTAGTGAATCTCGTTTTCTCAAAGCTGGAGCTTTATCACATCGAGTTGCTTCAGCAGCCAATGACTTGAAACTGAGAGTTGATCGCTTAAAAACTGCATTGTCTAGTACAGGCCTTCGAAAAGCCCCATTCTCAGTCTTAATTTATGGACCCCCAGGTATCGGTAAAACTTCTGTTTGCCGTTTGATCATCGAATCCTATCATGCTATTACTCGGTCTCATGGCCGTAATTTAGATCTTCGAG